GTCGGACAACCTAGGTTGAATGACTTGGAGACATTCTGCAGGAGAATAGCGTCGTCAGTGGGGGGTGTGAGCTCCTCACTGATGGCACTCGGCAACTCCTCCACCTTTGAGTCTACAGTCGACGACGGTGGTATGAGCAGCGAAATAGCGGAGGCAACAGACGCCCTAAGGGGCCTCTCTGTTACCCTCGACGACGTCGCGGCCCTCGACCACTCGTTCCCGGCTGGACTCTTTGGAGAGTACCCTTTCTGGCAGTGTGACCACCCCGGCCATTCGCATCGGGTCGACCTCCCTGATAAGGAGTGGAGACTCGACGAAGTGTGCTTCTTGAAGCCACCTCGTGATGAAGGAACCGTGGAAAATTGGGAACTTATGCGTGAGCGTTTATTCGCCATAGCATGTTCCTGGTTATCCATCGATTTCGACAAAATGCCAAAGGTCAGGAGGGTTTTGCTGCTAGAGAGGGGTTGGAAGACTCGTGTTGTCTGTCCAGTGGAGACTGCGGCCCTTCATCTTGCTTCAGCAGTTGGCAATGCCCTGCTCGAAGTTTTGAAGAAGGTCCCCGGAGTGCGCAATTCAATCACTAAGGATCCCGTGAGGGATCTAGAGTGGGAGACTGGCAAACTCCACAGCCTCGTCAGGTCGCTCGACCTTAAGTCAGCGTCTGATTTCCTCGAACATACTGTTAACCATGCAGTTGTTAAAGGAGCACTAGATGGACTTGGAGCTCCTGAGTGGATGTACCTTGTGGCCTTCCGTACCACAGGTCCCCAGGAGTTCTGTGACTGCCGTGGAGTGTGTAAGCCCCACGAGCATTGGCGCAGTGAGCGCGGATGCCTCATGGGCAACCCTATCACCTGGCCGGTCCTCAACTTTGTGTTGCTATATGCACATAATTGTTCGGGGTCGGACGGTATGTATGCCGTTAACGGAGACGACTACATAGGATGTCACAACAAGTCAACCAACGAGAAACTTTCAAAGGTAATCACAGAGTTAGGCCTCAAGCTCCACCCCACAAAAGATTTTGTCACCTTTAATGGGATGGGCATCTTTGCCGAAGAGCTTGTGGCTGTTGGGAGAAGGCGTGTATACAATAGTATCTCGCTTAAACCCTTGAACCCTGTGGGCGAGCGCGAAAAAGGTGGTACAAAGCAGCCGTGGCTTAACGGCCCTACGCTGTGCAAAACCATTGATCGTGCTCCCTTGTATCAACGAGGAGTCCTAAAGGAGATCGTTACTGCCATGTACGTAAAGGAGTTTTCAATGCTCCGATCGTCTGGCATCCACCCCACATCACCTAGGTGGTGTGGTGGTGCTGGTTTCCCAGGGACGCCCTCCGTCCAACTCTCACGACTAGGACGGGGGATCCTCGGACAAGGACCGATGAAAGTTGTTGAAATCATCTCAGAGTTTACCAGTGCCTGGGGGCGGATGTCGTCAATCGCTATGGATGACGCTCGTTCCCGTGTGCAAAGGGTCTACTCTGAGTATGGACTACGGCCTAACCTGGAAGAAGAAGTTATCCCCCTGTCTGAGTACGTGACTCAACAGTGTGGACGTATCTCCTTCGCCTACACGCTTGCTGGTTTCCCTCCAGA